GCGGCGAGAGCCTCTTTCCCTTCACCAATAGGGCCGCAGACAATCTTCCATGTGAAGAGCCTAGCCCTGGCACGCTTGTACGCTGCGGAGGAGTGCCAGCAGGGCCTAAGCCGGGTTGCTTGTAACACCGGGCTAGGTTGGTGTAAACTCGTGGGGTTTTATGATACCGGCTGTGTTGGTTCGTTCGACACGCCCCACGGGCACGACAAACTCGCATTTTCCCCGATCTGACGTGTGCGCCGTTTCCTTTTGGTAGTACCAGAAGCGGTGGGTTGGTCACCCGTCAGGCGTTGTTATAAACGCCATAACCTGGAAAAGGGGGAAAGGGCTAGCTGGCGCCTCAAGCGAGCAGCCACCGGTACCGGTGGCGGCCCCGCACCTTTGGTGCGTAACAGTGGAGAACTGTAGGGCTCTTCTCCCGTGCGGATCACCGAATTTGCCAACACGTTAACTGTGGTAGTCGGTCGCGCAGGCTGCGTTAGTGCCCTCTTTCAACTACAATGGACGTCCTGATATGCACCGCGAATGTCACCCGCGTTGTCTTTGGGTTTGTCCGTTTCGCTGCTAGGCGTTGGGTCCGTGAGGCCCAGCGGCAATGGCCTTCCGCGCTCGCCCCGGTAGAGGTGTGGGCCCCCCGTCTTGACGGGAACACCACCATGGAACAACTGCGGTATCCAGTCCGTGCTTACGAAGCGTTAGTGACGTCATGGGGTGTTGTGGGCTCCTCCTTGAACGGGTGGGAGTGGGAGGCCCCTAGGGCGATGCGGCATGCTCGGGACTTCGTGGGTCCGCATGTCTACGACCTCCACCATGCTAGGTGGCAGCTGGCCTGGCATGGGTTGTTGGCCACAGCGATTCTCTTCTCTGTGTTGGGGCTGGTGGTGGTCCTGGCATACGTACCACCCGGAGACCTAGGTCTCTGGCACACCACCTCGGCTGATCTCCCTGGGTCACGCCGACAACCTCTTACAGGGCCTGCGGGTGTCCATGACCCGTGGGTTCTCAGGGCATGTGGTAGGGTTACACCTATCACGAGCGTGATGGTATCACGGCTCAGGCGCCGGGCCCGGTGGGTTCGGGTTGCCGAGGCTGTGCTCGGGACACGCTACGGAACTGTGGGCACATTTTGTCGAGGGCGGTGGACACCAGACCTCCCCTCCCAAACGTGCCCCAGGGAAGTTGCGTATCTTCTGGGCACAATCCCGGACGGCGCAAGGTGCCTTGGAGGGGGCACAATCAATGGAAGGCCTGACCAGGCCGGTCAACGTAGCTGCAATCTCTACGTTGTCCTCGATGTTCGGGGCACAACTTCGGTTGTGTTTCCTGAACTCCTGGCCAAGCTTCGGCTGTACGCGCTATGCAGAGCGCGTGACGTCACACTCCTCGGTGCGCTTAGGACGCGCGCCGTTGAGTGGTGCAAGGCTGAGTCGCTGGACTCCGTCTCGTCTGACCTCGCGGTCACCGGGGCGCTGGGTTTGGCGATGATCCCTAGCACCCTGGAGCAGGACACCCGGCTCCAGGTTGATGTTGCCATCACCACCCCTCCCTTCCGCCATTCCCTCGGTTGACGAGGGCCCGTCGATTTCGCGGGCTTGTGTTGGGGTCAGTTGTCCACTGACCTCGTCATGAGTGAGTATTCCCTGGATACGTCGCGAGTTGACTGGGGCACTGAACAGTGCACTGGTGGTCGTAGGGCAATGCGCAGCATGGGCGGTCACGCCTTGGAAGGTCTTTGGTACCCTTCCGTCCATGCTTGTTGCGCGCACAATGAGCTCGCTGCCATTATGACGCGAGTCATGGCTCCCTTACCACCCCAGGTGTTTAGTCCGGTAGGCCCTGCCGTCCGGGACGCGTTCAGGCGTCTCGAGCGACTTGGAGGACTATACAGCGGGGAAACTTGGAGCTACCTGCAAACGGCCAAAAGTTATAGTGGTAGACTTGGCCGACGTTACGAAGAGGCGGAACGATCGTTACGCATTGACGGTGCACTCCGTAGGGAGGACTGGTATTTGCGTCCGTTCTTGAAAGCCGAGAAGGTTAATTGCACCATCAAGAGGGTCAAACCTAGGTTGATTTATCCAAGATCACCTAGGTACAACTTGATGTTGGCATCTCGGCTGAAGCCTTTCGAGCATTGGGTCTGGGGCCGACTCACTGCTCGTTGGGTCTGTCGTGGCGGCGTTGGCAGGGTGTGCGCGAAGGGTCTCAATCCGGTGCAGCGAGCAAGTTTGATCGTGAGGAAGATGAAAAACTTGGTCGACTGCAGGGTCATGGAGGTGGACGGGAAGGCGTTCGAGGCCCATGTGGGGCCTGACCAGATTGCTCTGGAACACGCCGTGTACCACGCGGCTTTCCCCGGCGACGGGAGACTGCGTGGTTTGCTTCGTAGGCAGGAGGTGCTGGAAGGCACCCTTCCCTGCGGGGCCAGGTTTTCGCGCCCTGGAGCTAGGGCCAGCGGGGACTACAACACCGGGTTGGGTAACAGCCTGGTCATGATCGCTACCGTGACTGGTGTGCTGCGTACGTACGGCATACCCTTTGATGTCCTGGTAGATGGTGACAATGCGTTGTTGTTCTTGCAGGCTGTGGACCTGGGGCGGGTGGTGTCAAACCTGCACGACGATGTTCGGGGGCAGTGTGGCCAGGAGCTCACACTTGAACGCCCAACGTCTGTCATCGAGGAGGTTCGTTTTGGTCGGTCGGCGCCTGTGTTTATCATGGGCAAGTACCGAATGGTTCGGGACTGGCGCGCCGTGCTTTCTGGCGGGCTGTCCTCACACCGTTGGTTACGCGAGCCCCGCTTCGTTCCGGAGTGGGTGCGCGGCGTGGCCGCCTGCGAACTCTCGTTGGCTAGGGGTGAGCCCATTGTTCAACAGTGGGCCCTTTCCCTCCAGGCTGTTTGGGGTGGACCAGGAGGTGTGCGGGAGCATCCGCACACCGATCTCATATTCAAGGGAGCCTGGTTCGCTGCATCGGAGGAGGCAGTGAGCGTCTCGTTGGAGACGCGTCTTTCGTTTGAGCGGGCCTTCGGGGTTTCCCCGGAGGAGCAACTAGCAATTGAGAAGCGGTTGGAGACTACGGTCGCGCAAGGGCCTTGGTCCCGTGTCTCATTGCTGGGTTTCGATCACGAGGACGCGCCTCCTGGAGTCATCGAGACGTACATTGACTCCCTTTAGCGCGTTGGTGTCGGGCGGGTGATCCTTGCCCCTATACCAAACCGTTTTCTGCCAAGTGGCCCCATTATGTATGGCTGGTTGTACACCATATACCAGTTTTAAAGGGGGGTGGCAAGTTCCTCTGCGATTCGACGCAGACTTGGAGGAGCCCGTGTTGGCAACGGGTGATACCAGGGGTGGAGAACGGGGGGGCCTGAAAGGACAGGCTCGACACGGGCGTTCCGCACGCCCTACCCAAATTTGCGGCGACGGCGGACATCCCCGGTCCGGCGCCGGTACAGGGGACGGTTGAGCAAGGCAACCGTGACGTCCCGGGGTTTCGACCCGGTTTCTGGAAACGTCTAAGAACCGCTTGCAGGGGAGACACGGTACCTAAAATCCGCAGGTCGTTGCGGTGGGCTGGTACTGTTGTAGAGAG